TACTCTTTGACCTTGATGATTTTGGCTACCGCGTCCTCTTCCTCAAACACACTGTCCAGTTTTGCAGTCAAAACAATAATGAACTTTCTGCGGCGGATATCTTTATCGACTTCAATTCGGATATTTCGGGAGAAGCCGAGCACGATATTTTTCGGATGAGTCAAAATGACGTCTGATACGTCGATCGCTTTTTCTCCTTCGCCCGTGGAATATGGCTGCATGTTTGCGATTCCTTTGATCGGCACACCAAAAGCAGAAGAAAGCCCGCCTTGAACGGCAGCGTCCCCCAGGTTGGTTTGACGATCGGCCACCTTATCCTTCCATTCAACTTCGATACCTGGTGAAGTATAGAAACGGAATTCCTGCGGCACGCGCAAATATTTAGGCGGTACAGCCTTATATCCACGTTTGAAAATTCGCCTTGTTAATTCCTCACCCGCAGCATCCACAATGTGAGATTGGGCCTGCTTACGGATTCCATCAATTTGTGCAAGGAATGAATCATCTGATTTTGAATCACCGTTAATGATCAATTCCTCGATATCCACTGCCGCACGATCAGCCAGCATTTGCATGATGGTGTTTTGCAGACCATCTTTTTCGATGTTGTTTTCGAGTGTGTCATACGTGATGTTGACTTCGGCAATGACTTCTTTTGCATTCAGGCTGATTGTGCTTGTAGATGGGACTGCTTTGTCTTCAGTAGACAGTGCCTTCCCTTCTTCACCAGCTCTGAGGATACGTTGGCCAAAACCGATCTTCTCAAATTTCTGTGCATCGTGGTCCATCTGAATGACGCGGGCATCATTTAAAATTGTCGGCGTGTCTTGAACCATACGAATAAATGTATTTGCCTGAGTAGGATTCATCATCCCGCCACTTTTCAGTGAGGCGAGCGTCATTTCTGCCTTGTTGATAATCTCCTGGTTTCTCATCGTATTCCTCCTTTAAAGTAATCCGTCCCAAACGGACTTTTTGACTTCTTCTTGGTCTAAGACTTGGTCATCCCCGGCTTGTTTTGAAAGACTGCGGCTCTTTTCAACAGCTTCCAACCGCTCTTGAATAGGTGAGAGCTTTTGTTCAAGCAGCTCATCCATTTGCTTGATGACGGACTGTTCTTGCTCTTCCTTTTGCCCGTCCCCCTCTGAAGATTCCGATTCCTTTTCAATTTCATCAAGTCGCTTGGTGATCGGGTTTAATTTGTCATCAAGCAATTTTTCAATATCTTCTTTTTTCAACTCGTCTTCCTCCTTTTCTGCTTCTGCCTGACTCAGCAAATTGCCGAGTGCAGCATGAGCACTTTTAATTTCCTGTAGGTTATCGGCCGAGAACTTGCGGCCAGCCTTTTGGAGTTCTTCTGGTTTTGGCCCGATCGCCTTCTGAATATCATCAGCAATCAATATCTCCTGAGCAATATTCACAAAGTCTTCTAGGGCTTCTCTGATTTTTTCAGGATCAGTTTCCATCTCCTCATTAGGTGAACCCCAATTAAACAGAACTGAGTTCAATGCATCTTGAGCTGCCCAAAATTCGCGGCCACTCCGTCCGTAGTTAAATCGATCCTGAACTTCTCCTTTTGTAAAGAAGTTTTTAAGCAAATTAAAAAGCCCTTTCTCTTCATTGGCAGAAGGAGAAAAAGGCTTCTCTTTTTGTTTTTCGATTGTCTCGGCGGTACCGGCCATTGAATAACCGGTAATGTCTCCTTTTTTGATCTGTTCCCAGACCTCATCTGAAGCTTTTGTGACAAGCACCCACGATCCTTTTTTAATGGTTTCGCCATTGACCTCAAAGTCCGCTGGCGCGACATAGGATTCCACTACTTCACCGACGCCTCCCTGAAAATCATGTTGCTTATCAATCTCCCTGGCATCCTTCAGGAATCCGTGTGCCGCTTTTTCAATTTCTGCAGCTGTCATGAAGTCACCGTGCGCGTCTGGTGTATCTGGTTCATATACAATTCCGTATACGAGCTTTTGTTCATCTTCCGCTTTGACGAGCGCCTTGATTTCTTTCTGAAAATCCGGCTGTTCTTCTGACTTCATAAAAAAGAACTGCTTTTGGTTAGCAGCCTTGTCTACATAAGAAACGTGTGTGATTTTTGCGTTTATTAATTCTCGAGACATTCTTTCACCTCCTTTCAAAATAGAAGAAAGCACACCTTAAGATGTGCTCTCACCATATAAATCGTAATATATTTCTTCATACTTATTCTTTAAATCCTTTTCTACTTTAAACAATCTCTCTATTTCAGAATTTAAATATAGAGGAGGATAAGATCTATTTTGAGCATCATATAAAGAATCGACTATCACCTTATCTAATCCATATTCTTTAATATAAAAAACTACTAAATGCCTGTTTCGATTTCCCCATTCGTAACCACGGTGTATTTTTCCTTCTTTAAAAGCTTTTTCATAAAAAAATGTGAAGAATTTTTCATTTTGTAAAATAATTTTATCTAATTCAACTTGGCCCTTGTCATAAAAAACAAAATCATCATCGAAATAATTTGAAGCCACATTGTCAAACATGTGTTCATAAACTTCATATTTGTCTTCTTCATCTATTAAATCATTTCTAATCATTTCAATGAATATTGGATAATCTATCTCTCTCGAGAATTCCTTCCATTTCTTCCTAATGAAACTCTTTTTATTATAGAAAAATTTTATTAGGTGAGGTGACGAATATAAAAGTAGTTTTGTAAAAAATTCATTATCTGTTTTGATTAAGAAGTTAATAAGAACATTATTATATCTGTCTTCTCCTAATTCAAATAACTTTCCCCAAACTTCACCACCCTTACTAGTTAAGCCTTTCAACTTTCCTTGACTATCTTTTGTAGTTGTTATATCGAGTAATTCATTTAAGAAATCATTATAATCTTTTAGCTCAATTATATACGGGATTTGAGAGACTAATGGAGTAATATCAAGGTTCGGACTTGTTATCAATGGATCATAGTGATCTTTAATTGCCTGAATTAAATGCACAGCGCCCCCATTAACTCTAAAATTATATAAATTAGATTTTACAAAAAGCCAAAAAGCCTCAACATGTGGCGCTGAAATCATATTTCCTTTCGCATGTGCGCAATCATTTCTTCTATCTTTCCAATAAAAGTACTGAGCATAAACATCATTATTTATTTTAAAGACAGGTTTTGTCTTCATTTGAACTGTATTAATAACTTTTTTATCCCAAGTATCAGGATCATTAAAATCTTTTTGAAATGCTCCCCACTCACTTGCTGTATAATTTTGAGGCTCTTTCGATGTTAGGATTCTTTCCCTTAGAATATTTTGAAATCCTAAAAAGGATAACAATAAGGCCCCTCTATAAGAACCTATTTTGTAACAATCAATGCCTTCAACAAAAAGTTCATAGGCTTCTTGGTTAATGTTTTGTTCATTTAGCCATTCTTCGAATTTTAATCTCACAGAACCTACACCCTTTTTACTTTATAATAACAGATATAGGTTTATTTTGTATTAATTCTCGTAGAACGGTCAAGTACATCCTCTCGAATAGAGTTTTTTATTTCTGGAGACAATTTTAAAACTTCATAATCAATCACAGGTCCTAATACACAATGACAATTCACCCGCTCCTTTGCTGACAGTTTTGAATCTCTCGGATGCAGACAGGTTTCACCGCTGCCCGGGATCGTAAATTCTTCATTGACACCAATAACCGTTCCATCGAGAGCCATGTGATTTTCCCGCGGATTGTTTTTCTTTCCTCCGCTGTGCCTCCATTTTTTCGCGATGACAGCCGGCGATTGAGAATAAGCCTCCTGCTGTGCCGCAGAGGAAGCGGCAAGCACTTCAGTTATGGCCGTTGTCCGAGCTCGCGATCTATCAAACTGTGGCAAGTCCCGGAGAGTCAATTCAATGTCCTGAATAGAAGAACCGTTCTCAATGGCATCTGTCAGTACGTTTTCTACCGCTTCATGGGTATTTAATTTCATGATTTCGGCCAGCTCTTCAGACCAGCCTTTAATCCAATTAGTCGAACTACTCGAAAGAACTTTAAATGGGACTTCCGGATCCAATGAATCCATGATCACTGAAGCCAGCTCCTCAATGGTCTGCTGCAGAAAACCTTCTGTCAGCTCCTGAAATCGTTCCTCGAAGTCATCCCCTGCAAATAGATTCTGCGTAAAATACACCAGAATGGTTTCTAACGTCTCTTTTGAGTCTTTGCTTACAAAATCATTCACACCACTTAAAAACTTCTTACGCTGACTTCTGAGCAATCTGGCGACCTTTTTTTCATATTCCTGGACATAACCGGGTATTTTAGAAAGGCCGGGGAAATCAGGTATAACCTCCACGAGTGATTTTTCATCATCTTCCTCGGCCTTTCGAATAAAGACGTTCAGACTGTTTAAAAGCTGATCGGTCTTATTCATTTTGCTTCAGCTCCTCGAGGACATCCCTCATATCCTTCAGCAACATGATCAAACCCTCTGAACGATTGTCTTTTGATTTTTGAAAGAGAGCCTGCAGCGGATCAGAAGAATTGTTTTGAGCTTTCCCAAGCGGCCGGCTGTATTGATCCTCCGGCCATTCTTCAAGTGTTTTCCCAAGTACGCGGCCAGCCAGGTCCCGTAGATCGTTGGGAGATACTGCGCCGGCATTAATAAAAGGCCCCAACACTTTGGCAATCTCCATCGGATCACGGAAGTCTGGACCTTTTAAAGTAAGCTGAGCATGATAAATATTCAAATCAGACAGCAATAAATTATTCAGTTTTCCGGCTATGATCTTCCTTTCAGGCTGAAAGACTTGTTCTTCTGTGATTTTTCGTGCAGTGTCCGCGGTCGCCTTGTTATACTCGTGTGCTTCCCCTGTATAAAGCGGCGGCAGACGGAAGGCAGAACGCAGCTTGCTTCTGCTTTTCTCGTCATATTCGAGGAATAGGGCGTCTTGCTGCAGAATTTCGCCTAGGGACTTAATATCAACTTTGACGGAGGAAACATCCTCTTCCCCAGTAATGCCCTTTTCAGTTGGTATTCCCTCTACTTCAAGCAGGAGGAATTTATGAGCGTTTTCTGTTCCTTCAAGGTCATTCATGT